TCGTAGTTTTGGCGCGCGCCTTGCTTTTTAATTGCTGCGTAGCAGCACACTTTTGTAGTAAGGGGGATGGTTTCAGATGAATCACGTGGTCCAAGTCAGCAGTAATGCGAATAATGGCACGAATGCAGGCACGTTCAATGTGAATGCGAATAATGATTCGTCTAATGCTAATCGTAATATTGGCACGCACCTTGCTGTGAGTAGTGAAATCGAAACCAGCCCCTTCCCTTCGGGGAGAATATGTCGATCCAATACAGGTTGGTAGGGCAACCGAACACCTGGGAGAACAACAGCAAATGAAACGGCACGGCAATCTTTGGCATAAGATTTTAGACTTGGACAACATTAAGTTTGCCCACCGCCAGGCTCGCCGTGGTAAATCGTACTATACCGAAGTCAAAATGGTAGACACAGACCTAGACAGATACGCCAAAGAGATACAGGCGATGCTGGCCAACAAAACTTTTACCACCAGCCAATACGAGATCGAGGATAGGTTTGATGGCCGCAAGATGCGCACTATCTACAAGCTACCGTACTATCCAGACCGGATTGTGCAGCACGCATTGCTCAATGTCATTGGCCCGATTATTGTCAATAGCTTTATCCGTGATTCGTTTCAGTCAATCACGGGCCGTGGAACCCACGACGCAGCCAAGCGGGTCAAGCGCCTAGTGCGCTCGCCTAGCTGCCCAAAGTACGCCTTGAAGATTGACGTAGCGAAATATTACCCATCGGTGGACAACGATCTTATGAAGGCTGCGGTGCGCCGCAAGATTAAATGCCGAGACACGCTGTGGTTGGTTGACAACATAATTGACAGTATGCGTGGACTTCCCATTGGAAACTACACCAGCCAGCATTTTGGCAATCTGTACCTGAATCAGTTTGACTGGTGGATAAAGCAGAATATCAAGCCCGCTGGCTACTTTCGTTATTGCGACGATATTTTGGTGTTTGCCAATAGCACCAAAGACCTGATGGCCATTAAAGACCGAATGATTGCAAAGCTAACTGACCTAAAGCTGACGGTCAAGCCAAACTGGAACATCTACGATGTCCATGCAAACGGTATAGATTTTGTAGGTTTTGTGTTTACGCCGGGAAAGACTAGATTGCGCCCCGGTATCGCCGTTAAACTCAAGGCTAAGTGCATTGAGTTAAAACGAATCCTTAACCCTATGAATTGCTTGGAGTATTTAAGCAGCCTGATGGCGTACAAGGGTTGGGTAAAGGGTGTCAATGCAAAGCAGTTATGGCGTAGGCACACAACTTGGTTCATTAAATTTTTTCCTAAACAACTCAGGAGTGCATTATGAAATCGTATGCCGGTCGGCAGTTTGAAACCTATGAGGCAAGCGGCCAAGAGCTGCGAGTTCATTGGAACATTGAACAAATCACAAAAGAGGGTATTGATGGCCAGCCAGAAACGCAATGGGTTGCCAATGAAGCCTTGTGTGGTGTTGCGGATGATCGCAGCACGCTGATTGCTAAGATCATTGGCTCGGTGTATACCTTGGCCGATGAGATTGCCACAATCAACAACAAGGACAGCAAGCCTAACGAGTACGCTGAGTATCAGGCTTTTAGAACGCAGGCCAAGGCATTGGCTGACGGTTGGTTGAACAACAAGTAAAGGGAGCGGTAAGATGGCGCAGCACAGCACAGAGGGTATCAAGCACGTTACGGACGCACTATCAGTGATGACCGTACTTGGGACTATTGCGGAAATACTGCCAGCTGTGGCTGCGCTATTCACCATAGTGTGGACAGCCTTCCGGATCTACGAAACCGACACGGTTCAAGGCTGGCTCAAAAAGAAATGACAACCATCGCTG